AGTAACTGTGTTAGTGATTGCAGTAACTGGGAATGATATATCATGTGTAGGTGTTGATCCTCCAATTAAGTTACCAGCTATTGTAATAACTTCCTGTTCTTCATAATTAGAACCACCTGCAACTTTAACTACTGAAGCAATATTTCCACTACCATCACTAGTTACTGTAAATGTAGCACCAACACCCTCAAATTGACCAGTAGATGATACAGCACTGTATGTTTGTGATGTTCCATAATTACCTGGTACAGAAGTTATGGTTCCGATTGTATCAACAGCACCTTGAACTGGAACTCCTCTAAGTCTAAAACCACTAGAAATTTCAATATCCTTTTTGGATCTAACCTGTAAAATACTTGCTCCAGAGAAAGTAACTGCAAGTGGATCACCTGCTGCAGTACCATTAAATGTTGCAGTTCCTGCAACGTCAAATGTCTTAGCAGTTCTAAGTGTAAACTTAGTTTGACTGAGTGATATGGAGTTAACACCTTGGTTGAAGAACTCAAATGTATCTTCGTCTGCACCTGGTGCTGATTCGGTCAACACATAAGTATCTTGGTCAACGTCTCTAACACCACCAAGAGAAACAAAATCACTTCCGTTATAACCCTCAAACTGTAATTGAGTTGTGTTATATCTGATTGCACCTGCTCTGCGGTTATCAGCAACTGGACGTTGGTTTGTAGTACCTGCAGGAACTACGAATGATCCAGTTGTGTCACAAAGAATATCTTTACCTGCACCTGGTTTTAATACTACACCTGTACCATCTATATCAGTAACACTAATAGTTCTTCCAGTTCCACCACCAGCTGCAGTAATTGTAAGTTCTTCACCAACTCTATAATTCTGACCTTTCGCAACAATAGTTACAGCAGAGAAGTCTCCACCAGAAACTGTAACTGTAACAGTACATCCAGTACCATCTCCAGATGAAGTAGTTGCTGTTGCTGTATATGTTCCGTCTGTATATCCAGATCCAGATCCTGTAACTGATAGTGCAAGTACTTCACCAAAGGATTTAACTCCTAGAGTACTATTATTAGCAATAACATTATCTCTTACACGTAAAAGACCTGCATCAAGATTACCTGAGAATGTAGCGTCACCAGTAGCGGTATCAATTTTAAATACCTCAGTTCCACCAGCAGCATCTAAGATATTAAAGTCTTGATTTGATCCACCAATAATAGTAAAGTTACCTTGCCCTTTTGGTGAAACTTTAAGATCAACATTGAGATCTGTACCAACAGTTTCAATTAATCCATCATTATTAATTTTTATCTGAGTCGCTGGAGCTCCAATTGTTACTGATTCATTAGTAGCATCTACTTTTAAGAAAGGATTTAGACTAGCAACATCACTATCTACTTGGAAATCTAATGTTTGTAATGTAGCAGTAGGTCCAATATATCCTGTTTGTACACCTGATACAGTTAATCCAATTGAATTAGCACCAGCTCTGAAGTATCCAGTTTGAGTATTAGATGCAAGTTTAAATGATGGTGCAGTTGCAGTTCCATCTGCTAGAGCAATTGTTGCAGAGGAAATAACACTGTCTCCAGTGGTAGTTAAACCAGCAATTGATGCAGAAGTCTGAACATTAAGAGTTGCAGAAGATAATGCTCCAGTAGTAGTAACAGTTCCACCTGAGGTGATACCACCTGTGATGCTAATCGTACCAGAACCGTTTATATTTTTGAATGTTGTATTACCATCTTTGTCAATAGCCCATAACTGAGATGTAGCAGAACCATCATACCCAAGTTCAATTGGAGTAATATCAGAAACAGTAGCAACTTGAATTGCAATTGCTGTACCAGTAGTTTCTAGTCTTAATGGTGGTGTGTCTATTAATAATAAAGTATCATTAGCAAAGAAACCAAAACCTGCTTCAGCTACAACAACGCTATCAAGATAACCTGCTTTATTTACTGTATATTGGAAACCAGATCCATTTCCTGCAGTATCAAAGGCAGGATCTGCAGTTAGAATATCACCTACTGAATAAGGTCCTCCTGTTGTAGAGATATTAGTTACACTTGAAACTGAACGATCGTCTGCGTTTATTGTGAATGAAACACCAGAACCAGTATTACCTAACTCGGTAACATTCGCTGTTACTACGTCAGTTGCTTTATATCCTGTACCCTGATTAGTAAATGTCCAAGCAGTTACTGTTCCTGTATCCCCTACTGTGATATCTGCTGTAGCACCATATCCATATACTCCTTGACTTCCAACACCAGTAGATACTGCAAAGTTATTACCAGTTTGAGGTACAGCACCATATTGAATAGTATCTGCAGATGTCCATGTAGATTTAACTACTAGGTATCCCACTGCACCAGCTGAACCTGGTGATCCAACCTGTTCAAAATCAAGTGCTGAAGGATTAGATGATGTAACAGTGAATGATTTACCATCCATACTAGAATCAGATAAATCAAAGTTATATGAATTGTAACTTAATAATGCTGTTGCGGGTGATTCAGTGCCACCAATAAAGAAGACAGATTCAGTTGTTTCTGCTGCAGTAGATGTAGCAGTTGTTGCTGATGTAGTAAGAGTTTCATTAATCTGAAAAGGACCGCTAGTAACAGTTCCGATACGTAAGAAATTTTCTCCAAGGAAACTGATAGTACCACTAGCACCACTTGTACCACCAGTAACTGTTTGTCCAACACTAAAGGTTGCTCCACTATATGCAGAAACTACAATTGTTCCACCCATTGCTGCGTGGTTTCCACAAACATAATAATAGGTACCAGGTTCAGTATTTGTAAGATCCCAAATAATATCTCCAGTTGTAGCACCATTGTTGGTTACACCATCAGTTGTTCCAAGTGCTTCGGAAGCTTGATATGCACCAGATACCTTCTGAATCCATAATGGATGACTGCTTGCAGTAGCAGTCATGGTTAATGTAAGTTTATCTCCCTTCTCAACAGCAAAAGAAATATCATCTCCAGATGCTGTTCCTACAGAAGATGTTCTTGTAAATGTGTAGTCAGTATTAGATCCACCAGTAGTAGAAACTTCATATGCCTGATCATCACTATCAGAATATCTGAATGGGATATATGCTCTATCAGCGTTAGTTACTGCAAAAGTGCTTGTTGGATTATTTCTAACTTTTACACCAGCGTATGAGTTTGCTGTATATCCAGAACCAGCAGTTAGTGTACCTGTAAGACCAACAACGGTAAGAGTTGCAGTTGCTTGAGTAATTACACCACCACCAAGTAAAGCAATTCCTGTGTATGTACCAGGTACATAACCAGATCCACCATTGGTAATAGTACCTGACAGAGGTAAAACTTTTAAATCTAATTTTGCATCTGAACCTGCACCACCTAGTAGAGTGAGTGTTGGTGCAGTAGTATATCCGTCACCTCCACCTGTGACAGTGATACCAGTTATGGTACCAGATTTCTTATTAAATACTGGGGTAAGTTGTGCGTCTGTTGTTGGATTACCACCATCAACTTTAATTGTAGGTAAGATAGAATATCCTCTACCTGGATTTGTGACAGTAACTGAATCAATCGCATATCCCAAAACTGCAGTACCTACAGCACCAGTACCTGTTGTATCACCAGTAGTGTTGTTAATTGTTACTGAAGGAGTGCTAGTATATCCACTACCAATTGCACCTATTGCAAATCCCTCAAGTCTAAATCCAAGAGTTGCTTGAATATCTCCAGCTGAACCACCAGAATCAGTGATAGTTACGATTGGTGTTGTACTATATCCATTACCTGCTTCTGTAATTGTTGGTGGTTGTAGTTCTCCACTTGACTGTGTAATAGTAGCAGTTGCTTGCTTACCTGTAATGCTGTGAAGTTCAGAAGAACCACCTGCAGTTAGGTTGATTACTGCTCCACCTGATGTTGCACCTAATTTAATTGTGTCCGTAGTAGCAGCAACAACAAAATACGTAGTTCCACTTGTTAAACCAATATTGATTGATCCACCACCATTAGCATATACTACTTCATCACCCACAACAAATGGATGAGATGCTATAGTAATAGCATCAGTTGCTGAGTTGACAGCACTTATAATATCAAATGTATTCTCGTTGGGTGCAGCAATCGTAATTGTTGGACTAACATATCCAGTACCACTATTACCAATTACTAATCCTACAACTTTACCTGAATTAGTTTTTAAAGTTGCAGTTGCAGTTGCTTCAGTTCCACCTCCACCAGGTGCTGCAATTAATATATCAGGAGGGGCAGTGTATCCAGAACCAGGATTACTTAATGTAATACTGTTTAGAGTACCCCCAGTTACAAGTGTAGCAGTTGCTGTAGCAACATTATTTGGGTTACTAACTGCGGTGAACTGTTGTTCAAAACCTGCTAATTCACTTCCTTCAGAAACAATATTTACAGTGGCAATTCCTAAACTGAATACTGTAAGGTTTTTATTTGTGAAAAGACCGTAGCTAGAGAAACCAGCTTGCTCATTACCTTCAACTCTAAATGATAGACTGCCATCAACAGTACTATCAATACTTGTATATTTGTTAGCGTCAAAATAAAGTTTTTCTGGAGAGATAATCTCTGCATTTAATGTAATATCTTCATTGGATGCAGGGTCAACAATGATAGCACCAGAAGTAGAACTTAAAGTATTACCAGAAAGTCTTAAATTACCTGTCTGAACATATGCAGGATAGATGTTAGTAGTACCAGTAGCATCTGATAGAGTGATGCTTGCAGCAGTTGATGTTGTAGACTGTGAAGTAAAATTAACTGTTCCAGTTCTTTGGTTAACAGTAAGAGCAGAACCTATTCTATAATCACCTTCTTGGTCAACTGATTCGTAGTAAACTTTACCATCATTAAGTTCTTCTACTTCATTTGCTTGTACTGCTAGATCAGGGTCATTAGTAGAGTCTTTACCAGATCCAACATACTGGAAACTATGTCCAGTTAGATTTACTATAGTACCTCTACCATCAGAAGTAACACCCTTTACACCATATACACTTGAACATCCTGATGCATGTACCTCAGCACCAAACTGTGAATAGTCAGCAGTGGCAACAGAACTTGCTGAGTCTCCACCATTAGAACGAATATCTTTAATTCCTTTACCACTATTAGTTGTAGCTGTAGTAGCATCGTCGCCATTAAAATGATACAATACTACAGTGTTAAGATCAGATGAATACTCACCTGTTGTTGGTGTAAAGTTACCAGTAAAACGACCTGAACCTTTACTAATTCTTATTTCATCAATATGACCTGCAAATCCATTTGCACCTGAGTTATAATCTCCACCAATAATTAACGGTTTTGTAGAACCATAGTCATTACCATCTGTATAGTCACTACCTATCTGAGTACCATCTAAGAATAGTTTTGTGACTCCACCAAACCTTGCTACTGCAACGTGATACCATGTACCAGTTGATAAAGTACCACCATTTGCTTGCGATGTATTTCCTACTTTATAATGTAAGGTAGTACCATCTAAGTAAAGAACGGGTGCTGTATCTGTGGTAGATCCACTTCTTAGATCTATAATAGTTTGGGTTCCAGATACACTAGAAGGACGTATGAATGCTTCTATACAGAAGTTAGTAGTACCTAGACCAAGATCTGCATCTGTTGGTACATTAAGATAGTCGCCAGTACCATCAAGTAATAGTGATGCTGATCCAAATTTCTTTTGAGCAGTATCTAATTGTGCGTCACCATTAGTAACTGCTGCTACAGGAGTTGCAACACCTGTAGAAAATAATCCTGTTCCTTTACCATTAAGGAAAATGTATGTACCATCATTAGAATCAATGGTACCATATGCTTCTGCTTTCTTATAAGTTACGTTACCTGTAGTTGATCCCGATGCTGCATCAGTGAATGTAAAACTGTTAGCATCTACAACAGTAACTGCATAATAGTTATCGGAAGCACTACCAGTGATAGCGTCTGCATATATGACATCAGCAGTTGTCAGTCCGTGGTTGGTATTCGTGACTGTAACAGTGTTTCCTGTTCTAGAATATGTACCAGATTTAAAGGTATCTTCTAGTTGATATATTATTTCAGAAGATGCGAAAGTACCAGAAACACCATTTAATTTTAAACGTGCTTTACCAGTACCATATATACCTGTCGCCCCTTCAAGAGTTTTGATGCTGTTACTATTGAAATAGAAATAGCAATCAGCCATTTCCACTCTCATTCCATTAGTAGCAGTAACACCTATATTATTAGGTGTAATAAATGTACATTCGTTAAAGACAAATCCAAGTGTACCTGTAGAAGAACTCCAAAGTGCACCATCTAAGTATGCACCACCACCTGCCTTGTTAGTTCCAGTAGCGTCGTATCCATAAGGATCAGATGCACTGGTAGGACTTCCTTTTGGGAAGAAAGTACACCTCTCAACAACAGGAACTTGTGTGTTATTTGTATTGCTTGCTACCGTAATTCCGTATTTTGGTGACTTCCACCCTCTTAATTGTAGGTCAGAGACCCTAGTATCACCTTCTAGCACCAACAGATGTTCGTCTTCTGAAGCTGCTGTATTCTCTATTATTGTTGTTCTTTGATCAGATCCTTTAATACTAACATTATCTGGTATTGTTAAAGGAGCAGTTTCCTGATAAACACCAGGTGATATAACAATTTGATCTCCAGCCTGAGCAACAGTCAATGCTTTAGCAACAGTTAGAAACGCAGTATCTTGATGTTTACCACCAGCACCACCATTTCCTAACGTAGTAGTGTCAGCACCATTTTTTGCGACATACCAAATATTGCCAGGACCATTAGTAATGTCCGTAGCAAGCATTGAGGTTGTAACTTCACCCGTATTGGGTTTCTGGTTAGCAATCTCAACAATCGTGCCAGCATTGTTTACATAAAGTTTTCTATCAGCAATATTAAGAGCGACTTCACCATCGGTGATATTAGAAGTCGTCGGTACTACTGTCGCTGTCGTCGATCTCTTTAGTTTGATTCTCGTCGGTTCGGCTGCCATTTAAAGCATTCTCAGTTTGTTGTTCTGTTATACTATTTAACTGACTTTGTAAATCGGATATTTTTGCTTCCAGCATTACATTTGTCAGCGTCAAATCAGAAATTTTTTTCTGTAATGTTGCAATAACAATTTGTACATTCATTCCAGTCATAAGTCATAATAATTCTAAAACGTACCCCCGTCGATTGTGTTTGTCCAGACTGGAATTCCAGCTGAAGTGACGGTAAGTATTTGATAAGATGTTGTAGCATCTGCACCTGTACCAGGAGATGCTATGTTAGCAGCAGCAGTAACTTGCATTGGAGAACTGCCATCACCATAAGGAATACCATACTGGGTAAAGGATGAAACACCTGTACCACCATATTGTACAGCAAGGTCAGTATCTAGTTCTAGGTCACCAAGTACAACTGTACCACGATCACCCGTTACACCAAAGACTGTACCAGTGTCTGTAGCATTCTCAATGAATGTCCAAGCACCAGCTCCGTCAGCACCACCTGTGCGGTCATAACCAAAGAAACCAAATTGAGCAGCACTACCTGTATGATAGTGTACTTTCACACCTCTATCTAGGGCATCATTTGCACCACGTACAACAGTTATTGTTGCACCAGCATCAATGTTTTGTGTGATTGCATTGTTCAATGCTAAGGTTTTTGTACCAGTAGTGATTGTAGCGATAGTTGTGCTACCTGCAATACCAGTTCCAGATACTGCGTCACCAACACTCAAACCGTCTATTTTATCAACAACTAAATCAGTAGCACCAGAAGTAGCATTAGTGTTGACAGTTAAGACGACGGTAGGATCAGCAAGTTCAATGGTAGGATCATTAACTGACATGTTTGCCGAGTTAACTGTTGTTGTCGTACCATCAATCTGTAGGTCACCTTTAATAATAACCAAACCTGATGCATCTCCACCTGCAGGATCAGGGTCAAGTATCAATTCTTGAATAGAGTTGATAGTAGATAGTGTATTACCATCTAACTTGAGGTTATCAATCTCAATTTGACCAGTCTGAGCTGTATTACCAGAGATGTTTGTTTGACCATTAAAGGTAACACCATTCTGGAAAATAGTTGTGGAGTTAACAGTTAAGTTATCTGTATTTGCATCACCAATTTGAGAATCTCCTTCCACAAGAAGTTCACCAACAGATGCCTTTCCTCCAATACCTACACCACCAACAACTTGGAATGCACCAGATGTTGAGTTAGTAGAAGCAGTTGTGTCTGCTATTTTGATTGCTACTCCGTTGTCATACTCCCAATCAGCACCCTCAACTCTAACTTTGTCTAGAGTTGTCTCATCATAACGAATAGAACCATCTTTATTAGTACCGAAAGCGATCTTCATATCATCAGCGATACGCAAGTCGGGGGTACCTGCAGCACGTTTGATGTCTAGAACACTGTCAGAATCATTGAAGACTAATTCTACATCTCCAGTAGTACCAAATTCTAGTTCTTGACCGTCTTGTATAACGACCTTACCAGTACCATTAGCAGCAATCACTAGGTCAGTGTCTGCAGTACCAGTTGTTATGGTGTTAGCATTTAAGTTTATATCATCTACATTCCAGTTATCTACCTTTGAGTTGCTATCTACAATGACTGCAGAACTACCAGTAAGAGTACCTGCGACATGATCGAGCATGTCAGTGAAATACTTACCACCTACTATTTGGGCAGCACCGTTATTATCACCAACAAACAGGCGGTCATCCGCGTTTGCTTGTGTACCGTTACCACCAATAGTTACGGCTAATTCACCGTAAGTAATGGTTCCTGGTGCTGTTGCCCCAGTACTCCTTTTAATGAGTATATTTGATGCCATTAGAAGCTACCCCCGTTGATAGTTACGTTATTCAATACATTTGTTGGCACAAATTTTGTGTTAGAAGCGTCATATATGAGTAATGCTCCATCGGCAATACCACCTTGCGAAGTATCCGTAAGGTCTACATCGGACATTCCTCCGATAGTACCGCCACCACCACCAGTGGCGACTCTTGTTACTCTTGGAACCGCTTGGTCTCCAAATCTTAGTCTTGCCATTAGACAGTTACCCCCTCAAGTACGCTGACAGAACCTTCTAGTACTCTTGATTTAATACCAGAGGTCGAAGTAATTACGACATCATATACATAACGACCTGACTTCATTGCAGTCGTTTGTCCATTTGTGAGAGATAATTGAATCTGCCCACTAGTTGCAGGTGATAGAATTGCAGCAGTTACAGTAGTGGACGTACTACTTGTATAATGCTTTTTGATTTTACATGCTACTGTATATCCAGTTAAGTTAAATACTGTCCCATTATCGTTTTCAATAGTGAAGTCGATGATGAAATCAGAACCTTGATATATCAGTAAATTGGATACAGCACTAGCCATTCTCTACAACTATATTATTTAGCTTAAACCTATTTATCCTCTTTATGAACCAAAGTATTTACAAGTGCTTTAAGTTCCGCTACTTCATCTTTTAAAGTAGACAGTTCCGCTTCTTTTCTCTTTGCTTCTTTTCGAGCTTTTCTGTAAGCCTCATACGCACTTACATCGGTATTTAAAATCGCATTAGAATTTGGATCCCTACCGAGTTGGTTATGTCCTTCGACAGGAATCAGTTCGATTACATCTTTTTCCATTATGCCAACGCTATCGCTCTAAAGTCTTTTACTCTAGGTATGTATGGTTGTCTCCAACTTAGAAGACTAATCTTAATCTGGAATGCATCAAAATCATCAGTATCCTCTACACTAAATTCATAATCAGTAAATGTGGTTAAATCATTTTGAGGAACTAATTCACCGCTATCTGGTTTTCCATCAGTATTAAAGAACTGGAATGGTAGGTCATCAAGATTACCTGCATAACCAACAGGTACTAACTTATACATCACAACAATCTTAGACTGATTGAATGTATTGGCAGAAAGCATGACCTTAATACCACTAGCACTCTTCTCTAGTCTTGCTACCTTAGTAATATAGTTAGCAGCACATTCTCCACCTATACCTGATGTTGGAGTAATGTTATTGTATTGATTCGCTGTAGTGATGATAGCACACTGAGTTAAATCAATTACAGGAGATAAGTGAGATACCTCGGTGCCAAGATTTATTTCCATAGTAAATGACTTAGCACTATTCATTCTATTAATTTCATTTAACTGGTTAGCAACAATCTTAGTATCTGGGAAATAATTCTCCTCAGCGATAGTAATGTCTTGCCATGCAGCGTCTTTAACAAATGAAGTCTCTGCACTCTCTCCAGCTGGATAAGGACCACATGAGGTTCCACTAGTACCTTTAACTCTAGCAACGATACTTGTCATTGGTTCTACCTGACTCTGTATCTGTGGTGTAAGAACATCCCATGGAACGTTTTGCGATACAACCATATTAGGTCCACCACAGTTAATACTCTTACCTGCATTCTTACCAGTAATTTTCAAGTTGTAAGAGTGTGGACTATTAATAGAGATTAATCCACCTGTTGCACTGTTATGAGTTCCATTCACTAAGGTTAATGGAATACCTGCAAGGTTATAACATTGTACAACTGCATCATCTGCATGTGCTAATCCAGTACCAGAACCTGAAGTTCCTGAATAATTCCTACCAGCAGAATTGATTGTAATAACATTACCTGCAATACCTTCATATGCAATTATCTCATCTCCACTACCATCCTCAGCAGTTCCAAGTATCTTAAGGAAACCAAGGTTAGTACTACTTACAGCACTTCCACCTATTGTTGTATGGAACTGAGATGCATCATCAACAGTCAATGAAAGACCTGTTGTGGTTAAACCTTGTGCCATATTAACAGCAGTATCTGCTACTTCAGAAATTGCTCCACTGAGTTCAACATAGTTGAGATTAGACTGTTGACCATGATTACTATGGAATACTCTTATCTCATCACTACCAGAGGTTGTCTGAAGTGCATTAGACCTTAGATTCAAATATCCACCATTTGCTTCACCTAATTGTGCATTTTCTAGTACAAGTGTACTATTTGATGCTGTAGATGGAATTGTAAACTCTGCTCTATAGATCTTAAACATAAGATCTTCATATTGAGTAGGAGTCCAAGTAGAAGCGTTTTGAGACTTAAATAAGACACCGATGTATGGTTGTTCCGATATTTTCTCTCCTGCATGTGCAGCATCAATAGCATCTCTACCAAGTAACGATATGAATACCTTATACTGGTTAGAATCAGATGTAAGGACGATTGCATGTTCCTTTCTGAATGGAAGGAATACAGGTGCTTTAAATGTAAATGTAGTGGGTTTAGAAGCATCTTCTGATGTAAACACATCATCAGGATCTTTAACTACTTTGGATAACGGTAGAATATCCTGTGTTGGAGTTCCATTCTCTACAGTTCTAATATCCATAGCAACAGGTATTTCAGCATCCTTAGTAAAGAAGAATAAGTCAATCTTAGTTAAGTATACACCACCCTCAAGAACTGAGTCCTCAACTAGGAATGTTTGTGCCAATGGGTCACACCATCTAGTTTCTGTTTCAGTAGATACACTTGAACTAGTCAAAGTTCTAGCATCTTTCATGTCCTCAGATGTTACCTTAGCATTTCTAACTGAGATGATTGTTTCTTGAGTTGTTTGTAATAAACCTGAAGATGTAAATTCTGCTTCACCATTAGAATCTGATACACCAACTACTTTACTATTATCAGCAGTGTCACTTAATCTGAATAGTTTAGTACCAGTCTTGAATTTCTGATTACCTTCAACACTAGGAGCATCAATAAAGAATGATCCTCTTAATTTACCTTTCTTATCAGTAACTAAGTCTTTATTATTAACCTTAGCAATAGCACCAGATGTTTCACCAACAATATAATCATTGATCTTAGGTGAACCATAATAAGTTCCTTTTGCCTGATCAGCAAGAGATTTAGTATCAATATTAATAAATGCCAAGTTAGACTTATAATCACTAATAGATGTAATATCTGAACCGTCTAATGGATTGATTTGGAATCCTTCGTTTGGAGCTGCAACTCTTCCCTTAAATCTAAACTTACCATTTCCTTTAGTAACATGAACTGTCTCACCAATTTGGAATGGAATACTATTAGTCTTTGCATCAGTAGATGGATCTTTTACCAATCCCATGATTTTAGGTGTAACTAATTTCTTGGGAAGTGCAATACCATCAAAGAAGGCATAGAACTTAGTTCTTGGTTTTAGTTTCTGACATACAAACTCAATGTTTCTAGAACGCATAAACTGAATATGCTCAACAGAAACAACTCTACTACCAAGTGACTGTTGTTCGATAACAGGAGTTACTCTATATCTGATACCAGTTCTAGTTTGTTTAGTAGTTGTAGTAACTGTAGTAGTAATAGTTCTATCTCTTCTTCTCTTATTCTGCCTTCTCCATGCACCAACATCCCTAGTTGTACTGGTTCCTGTCCATGTAGTCTTCCATGAGTTCCAATGTATAGGAGAGAAACCATTCTGGTCTGCATTATATTCCCTAACTGTAGTTAAGAAGTTACCTTCTACAACAGGACCTTTAATTGGATTAAGAGATTTTGTATCTACCCAGTTGTCATTTTCAGGATATAGTTCAATATCACCAACATATGTAAAGACGTTAAATGGGTTAACGTTTTCCACAGCAGAAGCATATGGTTGGTCAATTAATACAGTATCAGTATAGGGAAGAGTTATAATTTCATCTGTTTGCTGTACATTTACACTACTTGTTCCATAAGTTAATGGAATTTGAGTTGTATAGTGAGCAGGTCTCATCTGACCTTCTTCAAAATCAACAGAGACTCTAAAGTCGGGATGTAATGTGTCAGCAGTAGAAAGACTTGCAAAGTTATCTACGATAAAACCATTCTTATATCTGCTAAGACCACTAGCATCTCTAATCTCCATACTTGCAGTTTCACCCTCAAGTAAAGAAAGTTGAGTATAATATTCAAGTGTCTTGATTCTATTCTCAAGAATTTGAATGTCACGGAAGGTAAATCGCTTAAAGTTTGTTTCCTCTATACTAATGTCATTGTCAACATTAAAGACATATGGTTTATATGTTAATGTAGCTAATAACATAGCATCGTCAATGTCATCAGGAGGAGCAGGATTCGTAGCAGGTGCACCCTTGACAACTTGTATAATGTTGTCCTTATTCATGAATACCTTATCAACCCTACCGAGATAGTGCTGTAAACTAAGAATAGTTGTATCTCCTATGCCAGGTAGACCAGTTAAGTTACCAGTAAATGCTCTATTATCAAAATCAAGGTACTTAGTAGCACTTAAAGTCCATGGAGAAGCAACAGAACCACCACCAGCTAGTCCTGTAGCAACTATTGGTCTAAAGTCAATAACATCTCGTAAATTTTCATCATCAAATTTTGGTATAATTTTATATTCTGATGTAGCGTATGAATCTACTGTGTAAGGGTTTACTCCTGAAGTAGTAAGGAACCTATCAACCACAACATATAATCTATGTGTTGGTGCTGTATAACCAGCCTTTCTTACAATAGTTGAATAATCATAGAACTGATCTCTCTGACCATCATCAAGATCATAGTTGTCAGTAATATTAGTAGAACCTTTTTTATAAGTACCTGCTTCTATCTGTAGAGTAGAACCTCTTGATGTTGTAAGTGTCTCCCCATCAGTAAACACATCATCATCTACTGGAATGAAATATAGATCATTACTTGTGGTTGATATAATTCTTGCTCTAGAACCTGAGATATCTCCTGTGACTATATCATCAGTTTCCAAAAGACCTAGTAAATTTTTATATCTAAATTGTGGAAGAACTGGATCTAACTGATTAGTAGATTCAAATATACCCTTGATTTTAAATACATCACCAGTACCTAAAGATATACGATCATCATCAACTCTGTAACCAAAACCAGTTGTAGCAGTTGTTAGACCATTTGGACTACCAGACACAGTTGTCCTGTCAAGTTTAAGGATTTTCATCCTCTCAGTAGTCTTTGCTTTAGCAGATCTATTAGAACTGTATACTGTTACAATAACATCAATAGTACCAGAACCACCACCACATAAACCACCTAGAGCAACAGATTGTGTGTTGACTGATGGACTACCTGTAGTAAAGTCACCTTCTTTTAAGATATCACCATCACCTGTACCAGATGTCACACTAACAATAAAATCATCACCATCATCTGCGTTCTTAATTAATAAACCTGAACCAACGTCAACTGTAGCAGATCCACTTGATACAGATATACCTGTTACAGCAACCCTGAAATAACCTGCAGGGTTTTGTGTATTGTTATTATTAGTATTCTTTAATGCTTCAAATCCAAGAGGTGTTAATAGTTTCTTCTTATCTGCCTCTTTAATTTCTGGACGTGTTCTAATTACTGCACTAGTAAGAGCACCATTAGCGAGTGTAGTAGAACCCAAACGAGTAATATCAAAGTTGTAGGCATCAGTTACAGCAGTAACTGTTGCTCTATGATTAGCACCATTATTTGAGAACTCAACAATATCTCCAACTTTTAATTGAGTATCAAAGTTAGAAAGAGTAGATGTAATTGTAGCAGATCCACTAGAATGACCAGATAGAATAGGACCTGAACCAGGTAATGCTACCTTAACATCTAGTACAGAATCAGCAGTACCTGCACCACTACTGAAAGCATATGATTTTACATCAGCAAAACTATAATTTTTAACTCCACTTGCAGCAATAGTACCGTGAGTAGCACCACCAATGTTATTGACCTTTAATACCTCGTTTGGTAAAAATGTACCATTAGTCTGATAAAGATATCCAGTAGTACCAGAACCAGATCTACAGAACCCTGTAGCACCTGATGTTGCACCAATTACCTTTCTACCATTTGTCCAAGTTCCACTACCTGTAAGAGTAATCTTGGTGAATATCTGTACATCAGATAGATATGTTCTATAAATTGTTGATTGGTTATTAAATGCTCCTGATTCATGATAAAAATTAAGAGCTCTTGCTATACCAATAACAGTACCTGCAGGTGTGCCAGGTGTTGATGTTGCAGTATCTCTAAATTCAATAGTTTCGTATAGACTAGGTGCCTGATGTTGGTTAGTCATAAAGACATAGTTACCAAAATCAGATGTTAAAGATTGGTTAGTTACTGTATCAAAAGTTCTTGGTTTATCTACATCCTTATATGTTGTAGATAACCTTTCTGTTCTATAACCAGAAATATATGCAGAACCACTAGACAATTGAACCGCTATATTTGCTTCGGATGGTGTATTACCATCGGAAGTAGATACATCTGATCCAAATACACCATTGTTAAATCCATCATCAAGGTTCTCCCTTGCATCTACAGAGAACTTTTTAACGTAATAATCACCAGATTCCTCTTTTGTTCTAGTTGCAAGAACGTCATTAATGAAACCTAGAGTGCTTCTTTCTACTTTTTTCTGTACTCTACCAGTATTAGTCCTTAAAAGTTCAATAAAATCAGCAGCATTTGGTGCTGAAGTCTCTTTTTTAACTAAAGTTAGGTTAATTTTAAATCTATCGGCACCTGGTGCTGAGAAATTGGTACTACCAATCGCATTATCGTAGAGAGTTGCGTCTTCGTCCGCAGTAATAATCCTTTCTTCTACTTTTAGACCAACCTTATATGAAGGTGTTGTGCCATATTGGTCTAGAAGTAGAGTTTGTTCTGCTACAGGTACGAAATAACCTCTTACATAATAAGTACCTGCACCTACACTAGCAGTTGAACCTCTACTATTAGAGTTAGAGTTCAATAATTGTGCAATAGGTGTTCCAGATGCAATAGTTGTTGAAGCATAAGTGATATCACTTTCACAAGTAAATGTCTCACCATCTGTAAATGTGCTAGTAGTATTATCTGATGCCTTCTCTAAGTAATTAATATAGAATGTAATTTGACTTCTAGTTGATGTAGTAGCACTAACAGAGAATAATATACGTGCACGAACACCTGAAGTTGATCCTTTGATAATTTGATTATCAAGTGCAGTTCTGTATAGTTCTACATCTAAGTTAAGATAAGTATTTTGTATTATGACACAAGGTACATCAGTGTTCAGTGTAATTCCACCAGGAACCACCATAGAACCTTCTTTATAGACACCTGTACCAAATGTGTCAATTTGATTTTGCAGTACACTCTGAAGCGTAGTAAGTTCTCTAGCCTGTACTGGGTAACCAGGCTTAAACAATACTTTTAGGAAGCCCTTACTCTGATCAAAATCGTCGTAGTAAGGAGCTATATTCAGGTTAGTATTCTGTGCCATTTAGAATTCAATTACTACTTTTAGCTCTTCGTTTTGATCCGCAGATCTTGTGATCGGAATCCTATTATCTATGTAAAGCATTTCACCTGAGTTTAGTTCTATTTCTTCGTTGGCATAACCAGTAACGAATGAAAGACCTAACTCATACACAGATACACCAATAGTTATCTGTGATAGGGGAACACCTGCAGTACCAAATGTTGCATCAGGAGTTGCAACAAAGGATGATATAGTACCTGTAATCTGATTTGAACCAGAGAAAGGAATAATATTACCATTTACAGTACCATCAACCGCATCTTGGTAATATTTCAAGACCTTAGTTGTGGAGTTATATGAAACCACAAAACCCTTTGCTCCTGTGGTTGCCTGTGTAATAGTCTCACCTGTTTGGAAATTTCCACTAGGTGTACCAGTACCAGACTGAGGGAAGATCATTGCCTTTACAGCAGATCTTGTATTCTGACTGCAAACAGATGTGGTGTTATAATCAAATGGGTTTAGTACAAGACCAACCCTTCTATATGATAAGTCATTAGGGAAGTCAACAAAAGCACTAGTAGTTTCTAACTTACTAGTGAACATGAGACGATATGAACCTAATTCTCTAACAGCATCCGCACCATGACCACCTTGAGGAGGTAGTATAACGTCAAGTGCTGCATTAGTACCATTACCAATATTAGTAATGAGTGCAACATCAATAGA